GCGAACCGGCCAGTCATGCCGAAGGCGTTCGCGCACGCGGAGCCTGGATGCACGGCGTCATCGACCCGGCCAGTTCCGGCAGTAGCCAAGCCGATGGGCGGAAACTCATCGACATCTATGCCCGTCTTGGCCTGCACTTAGAACCCGCCGTGAATGCCGTCGAAGCTGGGTTGACCGAAACGTGGAACTTGCTCGTCTCTGGCCGACTTGTAGTACAAGAACATTTGTCCAACTGGCGCAGCGAGTTTCGCAAGTATCATCGTGACGAACAAGGCAAGATCGTCAAAGTGTCAGACCATTTGATGGACGCGACACGCTATTTGATTATTTCAGGGCGAGAACACATGAAAGTGGCTCCACGCGCTGTGCCGTCCGCACACCCGGCGCGTGTCTCTGACACCGGATGGATGTCCGCATAACTATGGCTATTGACCGCACCGAAGGTATCCGCAAGGCGCTCGACCGTTTCAAACTCGGCGTTGATGCCGATGGCGATCAACGCAAACGCGAGATTGACGCCCTGCGCTTTCAGGTGCCGGAACTGTCGTGGCCCAACGATGTGAAGGAACAGCGTAAACCGCAGCTGGTTGGCGGAGTGGCCATCCCACAACGCCCGATGTTGTCGATTCCCACGCTCGACCACCCAATCCAGTTGACCATCAATGCCGAGAAAGAAGCCCATCTGGGCATCGGCATTCACCCGCTGTCCGATACCGCTGACGACGACACCGCCGAAGTGTTGCAAGGCTTGTATCGGCGGATTGAAGTCGATAGTCGCGCCAGCCTTGCCCGAAGTTGGGCGTTTGAACGAGCCGTCAAGGCTGGACGTGGGTTTTACCGCGTCATTACTGAACGTGACCCCGATGGCGAGAACGCGTTTGATCAGCGCATCATGATCAAGCGCATCTTGCAGCAGGCCAGCGTGGTTCTTGACCCGTTTGCTCAGGAAGCCGACTTCTCTGATGGCACCTGGGCGTTTCTTGTCAACGACATGCCGTGGGACACCTATAAGCGCCGGTATCCCAACAGCCAAATGGCGTCGTTTACCGAAGACGAACTGTCCGCCCTTGGCACCGATACCCAGCACTGGGTGTCAGGCGACAAAGGTGCAGGACGCGCCGTCAGAGTCGCAGAATACTACCGACTTGAAAAGTCTCCGAAGCGCCGTGTGCTGCTGGATGACGGATCGGACAGTTATGACGACGCGATCCCTGAAGGCCGCACCGCCCGCATGGGTGACGAGGCCCGAGGCGCAGACGAAGAAGTCCCCACGCTGTATTGGTCGGTCATTAATGCCGTGGAAGAGCTGGAACCCGCACAGGTGCAGGATGGACGGTATATTCCCATCATTCCGGTCATTGGCCGGGAACTGATCCCGTTTGAAAGCGAACGGCGCTGGGTCGGTATGATCGAGCCGAACAAAGACGCCGTACGCCTGCTGAACTACAGCGCAAGCAGTGCGGTCGAGATGGCGAGTCTGGAAACAAAGGCTCCCTACACGATGGTCGAAGGCCAAGAAGAAGGCCACGAGCAGGAATGGCAGCTGGCCAACGTCCGCAACTTTCCCTATCTGCGCTACCGCAATGTCAGCCTGAACGGCACTCCGGCCCCGCCGCCGCAGCGCACACAGGTGGATACGTCACGGCTGGGACCATCCATGCTGCTCTTGCAGCAGGCACGTGAGTTTATCCACGAAGGCACCGGCGCATACGAAAGTGCGCTCGGCCAGCAGGCGACCAATGCCAAGAGTGGTCGGGCCGTCATGGCGTTGCAGCAGCAGCATCAAGCCGGATCGAGTCACTTTATCGACAATCTGGCAGAAATTAGCCTGACCTATGAAGCCAAGGTTGTGCTGGACCTGATCCCGTATATCTATGACCGGCCCGGCCGTGTGGCTCGGCTGCTGGACGCGGAAGACAACCCGCGCACCGTCATGCTGAACGCGCCGTTCACGATGAACCCAAATACGCAACGGCCCCAGCGTGCGCCGATGCCGCCGCAGGGGATGGCTCCGCAGGGACCGCCGCCCCCGCCGCCTGTGCCGCCCGGTGTCACGGCTGGCCCATTGCCGCCCGGCGTCATGCCGCCAGGGATGCCGCAAATGGGGGGTGCGCCGATGGCCCCGCCGCCCGGACCGAAAGTCCAGAACTACGACCTAAAAAAGGGTCGGTATGGCGTATCGGTCACGATTGGCAAGAGCTACAAGAGCCGTTCAGAAGAAGGCGCAGACGAACTGGGCAACCTGTTCCAAGCCCAGCCGCAGTTGTTCCCAATTCTGGGCGACATCTACCTGAAGTTCCGGGACTTCCCCGGCCATCTGGAAGCGGCAGCGCGGGTGAAGAAGCTGCTCCCGCCGCCGTTGCAGGATCAGACTAATCAGCCGAATCCGCAGCAGTTGCAGCAGCAGTTGCAGCAGGCCGGGCAGATGGTTGAGCAGTTGACCAAGGCGCTGGACGAAAAAACCAGATTGCTGGAGTCGGACGGTCAGAAGCTCCAGATGCAGGCCCAGACCGCGCAGAGCGATCAGGCGGCGAAGCTGGAAATTGAGCGGATGCGGAACGAGACGCAGCTGGCCATTACGGCCATGAAGATCCGTGGGGACGAAGCCGCAGCCATCTTTGCGGCCGAGGTCAACCGTGTCGGCACAGGGTCCAGCCAGCACTTTGACGCCATGTCGCAGGCGGCGGACCAGTATCACCAGCAGCAGATGGCCATGCAAGGCGTGATGGCCCAGCAGGGGCAGGCCGATCAGGCCGCAGGTCAGGCCAGTCAGCAGTCCGCGCAGGACGCACAGGAAGCCCAAGAAGGGTCGATGCAGGACGCCCAGCAGGACGCGGCGTTGTCGGCCCAGAACGGCGGGATGAACATGGAAGGCACGCCTGAAGATGTCGCGGCAGACGCCCAGCAAATGCCGGAGCCGATGTAATGCCTGATGATCAAACGAGAAAGGTCTATCGCAGTAATACGCCAAAAGGTATGCCTGCAACACCACGTGATCTGTATGAGGGCGTGAAGGGAAAATATCTCAGTATCAAAAACACGTTAGGTGACATGCTGCAAAGTAAAACAGCAGAAGCACCTGCGGATCGTACAACTGATATTGAATTGTTGCCTCCAGGGATGATTCAATCGGGAAATATCAATTTGTATGACCAACCTGTTGTTAAGAATTCAGACAGGACAACGTCTACAGTAGATTCGTCAAGCTATGGCATTGACGGTAAAGAAATGCTGCTGCCTTCCGTGACGCCTGATGGGCGACATTTGCGTAATCCTCAAGCAATCATTGCGGAGTTTAGAAAAACAGGCCGACATCTAGGCACGTTTCAAACGCCAGAAGCTGCAACAGCGTATGCACAGCAGTTGCATGAAGATTATGCAAACGGACGTTATGACAAATCGTCTCGCGTTAGAAGCAACAGTCAACGGTAAACACACACGCAAGAATAAGGTATGAGTGCCGCCTGGACGCGCAAAGAAGGCAAAAACCCTGAAGGCGGGTTAAACGCCAAGGGTCGAGCGTCGTATCACGCCGAAACCGGCGGCACCTTGCGTCCTCCCGTCAAAGCCGGGGATAACCCGCGCAGGGCCAGCTTTCTGGCCCGAATGGGCAACATGCTGGGGCCGATGACGGAACCGGACGGTGATCCGACGCGGCTAGCGTTGTCACTCAAGGCGTGGGGCGCATCGAGCAAGGAAGACGCCCGAGCCAAAGCGGCAGCAATTAGCAGGCGTAATAAATAGCTGAATTGACCAATATGGTTAATCTAGCGATAATGACCGGGAATTAATTATTCAACGGCTGACGTTCTTACTTGGGCGCGATTAATTACCGCGCCGACAACCGCTCCCCAGCGGGTGAGACGACAAGGGGACACACGACGAGGGGGCGTGTTTCTGGCTGAAAGGCCATGAGACGCGCCTTTTGTTTTGAAGTCCCCCCTTTTCGAGAGGCATATGAACACAGACGCAGGCCAGGTGACGGACGGCGACATTACTATCGACAGCAATCACGAGACGGCTGAACAGATTCAGACCGCCTTTGCTGACGATCCCCCGCCCGTTGATGCGGCTGCGTCTGAGGATGCCCCTGCCAGTGACACGGCTCCGGTAGACGAGCCTGATGTTGTGCCTGTCAAAGCCAAGCGTCGGAGTGATCCGACAGAAGCGGTCAAGTCTGCGGTTGCCAAGCAGCGTGAGGCCGAACGTCGTGCCGACGCCGCTGAGGCCCGTATGCAGGCCATGGCTGAGCCGATCCGCACCGAACCCACGCCGGGTGGTGGGGACTGGGCGCGGTTTAAGCAGATTCCGGGCGTGCCGACTGTTGATCAGTTTGACGCCTACGAAGACTATTCGATGGCGATGTCGGCCTTTGTGGCCGATGTGCGTCATCACGAACGCGATGCGGAACGAGCGCAGGCGTATCAGCAACACCAGTACGAGCAGACGCAGCAGGCACAGACGGCGCAGTGGAATGGACGATTGCAGGAAGCCCGGGCGCAGAACCCCGACTTTGATTCCTCCCTGAATCCAGACACGCCGATGTCGTTGCCGATGCAGCACCTTGCGATGGACAGCCCATACGGAATTGAAATTCTCCAGTGGTTGTCTGCCCATCCCGACGAATCTCAGCGCATCTCCACGCTGCACCCGGCAGAAACCTACCGGGAAATGGGGAAATTGGAAGCCCGACTCGAAGCTGCTCCCTCCCGTGCCTCAGTTCGAGTCGTGTCAAACGCGAAACCCCCGATTAGGCCGGTCGGGACATCGCCTCATCAAACCGATGCGTTTGCCGTGTCGGATGACACCTCATTTGACGAACACTTTCGCCGAATGAATGCGTCAGACCGCGCACGCGGACGACTCTAATTTAGAGGATGTGACCCGTGGCAAATACGCTTGCTACCCCGTCCTGGACGACCAAGGAAGTGGCACGAGGCTTCATTAACAAGCTTGTGTTTCTGGCCAACGTCAACCGGACTTATGACGACCAGTACGAAATTGCCGGTGCGAAAGTCGGCAATACTGTCAACGCTCGACTCCCTCAGCGGTTTACCGTCACGGACGGACAGGCTCTTCAGCTTCAGAACCTGTACGACCAGACGGTCCCGATCTCGCTGACCAACCAGAAGAACGTGGCCTTTGGCTATAGCAGCCAGCAGGCCACGACCGAACTCGACAACATCCGTTCGCGGTATGTCGAGCCGGGTGCGGAAGCTCTGGCAAACGCAGCCGAAGTGCTGGCGTTCAATGCGGTCTATCGGGACATCTACAGTGCGGTGGGCACGCCCGGCACCACGCCGAGCGCGACCATTACGTATCTGCAGGCGGGCGTCAAGCTGACTGACCTTTCGACCCCGCTGCGGGGCCGCGTGGCTGTCCTTGATCCGCTGGCCATGTCCACGCTGGCGAACACTACCAGTTCGCTGTTTAACCCTACGGCCATCATCTCCGAGAACTACGAAGAGGGCATGTTTGGGCGCAAGCAGCTGGGCGTCGATAAGTGGCTCCAGGATCCGGTGCGTCCGACGCACACGACCGGCACCTTCACCGCGTCCACGCCGCTCGTCAACGGCGCAAGCCAGACCGGCAGCACGTTGGCGACGGATGGCTGGGCGTCTGGTGCGTCGTCCCTCAAGAAGGGCGACATCTTCACCATCGCTGGCGTGAACAGCGTCAACCCGCTGTCCTACTCGTCTACCGGTCGTCTTCAGCAGTTCGTGGTCACGGCGGACACGTCGGATAGCAGTGGTGCAATGGCCACGCTGCCGATTAGCCCATCGATTGTGACCTCGGGTCAGTTGCAGACGGTGGATGCGTCCCCGGCGGACAACGCGGTCATTACCGTGCTGGGTGCCACGTCGGCATCGAGCGGCACGTTGGCGACGACCACCTCGCCGCAGTCGTTCCTTTATCACCCCGATGCGTTTGCCTTCGTGATGGCCGACCTGATGAAGCCCGGTGCGGGCGCAGACTCGACCACAGTGCGAAGCAAGGCGCTTGGGTTCTCGATCCGGATGGTTGAGCAGTATCAGATTGGCACGGACCAGAATCCTAGCCGTCTGGACATCCTGATTGGTGCGGCAACTATTCAGGCGCGGCTTGCTGCGCGGATCTGGGGTTAAGCATGGCACTCGCAACAACGACTCTGTCGGTGGCAGTAGCCCTGACCGACACCAGCATCACGGTCGCGTCGGCCACGTCTGTGGCGGCGGGACGACTGGTGCTGGTCGATCAGGAAATGATGAAGGTCATGCAGAACTACGTGTCTGGCACTTCGGTGCCGGTGCAGCGTGGCATTGATGGCAGCGCGACGGTCGCGCACAAGATCACAGCCAATGTGACGCATGGAGCGGCGGCAGACTTTGCCGTGCCATCGGCACAGGAAGTTGTGACCTATCAGGCATCTCGGGCGGTGGTGGTGCAGAGTATTACGGCCACTTCGACCCTGACGCTTCCGGCGGCGGGCACGGACCTGCGTGTCATTCTGAACGGCACGTCGGCCATTACCCTGACGGTCCCTGTCCCGACGAAGGACATGGACGGCACCACGCTGATGATCATTGGTAACGGCGCTGCGGCGCATGTGCTGACGTTCACAAGCGGGCTGTCTGGCGCGGGCGCGGCGTACGACGTGGTGACGGTCAACGCGGTGGCACCGATTGCCATGCAGTGTGTAGCGTGCAACGGCCTGTGGAATGCGTTTGCGGCGATTCCGATTGCCGGAACCGTCACGAACATCACGGGCACTATCGCGTAGGTTCGGCTTTTCACAAGGGGGGCGGCACCGTGCCGTCCCTCTCTTTTCAGAGGACACATGGCGATCATTCACAATCCCGACAGCGAATACTCCCGCGAGATGACACGATGGAACACCCAGAAGCGTCACGGCGGATTTGGGGCCAATGGCTACGAGCCGTTTCCGAAAATGGTGTATCAGGCGCGGGCGCGTGAGAATGGCAAGATCATGTGCGGCGATCCACTCGCGGCGGTCGGTGATGCGGTGGGTGAAGCGTTTGCGCGGTCCTGTCAGCAGATTGTGCAGAACCAAGAGGAACTGGACAAGTCGGTGAAGCAGGGCTGGTATGACACGCCGGATCTGGCGTTGGCGGGCTATGAAGACACGCAGAAGTCAATGGCGGATGTCGCGGCAATGCGGCACTTCGCTGACCAGCGCATGAGCGCCGTGGCACAGGTGGAAGCTAAGATGGCTGATGATGCCACGCACGAGCATCTGCCGTCGATTCCATCGACGCCTGTGTTGCGGAAGCGTGGGCGTCCGAAGCATGTGACGGTGACAAACTAATGGCCATGGGCAACATCTTCAATCGGTCGGTGTTGATTACCAAGAGCGACACCGTCAACTTTGACGGCAGCACGTATAGCGCCAGTGCCGCGACTAAGGCTATCCCGGCTGAATCCATCTTTGTCGGTGGTGCAGGCATTGTGGTAGCGGTCTTTGAAGACGGCAGCACGGGTGCGTTTACGGTGGTGGCGGGTACGACGTTGCCGCTTAAGTGCATCCGCGTGAACAGCACCACGACGACCGCGACACTGATGAACGCGCTGTATCAGATCTAAATGACCGTCCAGCAGCTGATCACGGCGAGTCTGCAAGACCTGCGGATTATCCAAACAGGCGAAACCGCCTCGGCGGATGATTCGACGTTTGCCTTGTCACGGCTGAACGACTGGATCAACAGCCTGGCAACAGAAGACCTGACGGTCTTTACCATTACCCGCAAGACATGGACGTTGTCTACTGCGGCCAGTTATACCATTGGCAGTGGCGGCACGATTGACGTGACACGTCCGACTGGCCCGATGGCCATTAGCAACATCGGGTTTCAGGACACAAGTGTCAGCCCGGTCATCGAATACAGCCTTGGGCCTGTGCTGACGGAAGACGGCTATGCGGCTATTGCCCAAAAGGCGCTGACCTCGGTGTATCCGCAGAACTTTTATTACAACCCGACCTATACCTCTGGGTTGGGCGTCATCATTCCGTATCCCATTCCGACCAGCACCACGCTGCAAGGGGTCATCTACGTGCAGACGCCGGTTGAAGAGTTTACGGCGCTGTCCGACACCATTGCCCTGCCTCCGGGCTATCGTCGGTTCTTGCGTCTGGGCCTGGCGAAGGAACTGTCGAGTGCTTTTGATGCGGGCTTGACGCCGGAATTGCAGATGGCAGCTATTGAAGCCAAATCCGATATCAAACGCGCCAACATGCGCCTGAGCGACTTATCGTCTGGAGTCGCGGGTGTGCTGTTTGGCGGTGCAGGGCCGCACTACAACATCTATTCGGACACGTAATGCTGTACCCAGGCTTTGTGTCGGGCAGCTACGAGTCGCAGAGTCCGTTTGCCGATCTGGAAAAGACGGTGAACTGGTATCCAGAACCGATTGAGTCGAAGTCGGTGCCGTGGAATGCCGCGCTGTATCCCTGTCCCGGTTTCGAAGAATACGCCACAGTCGCCAACGTGAACACCCGTGCGTTGTTCGCAATGGCGGGGCGTGTCTACGCGGTCATCGGCAACACGGTCTATCAGGTGTTTGTGAACAACACCGTTGTGGCCGTGACAACGCCCACCGTGACCAACGACCCCAACCCCGCACAGATTGCCAGCAATGGCGATGCGGGTGGGGAACTGCTGATTGCCTCGGGGACCAACGGCTATCTGCTGACTATCTCGACCAATACGCTATCTACCATTGCCAACCTCGCGGGCAAATGCACGATGTGCGGCATGATCGACGGCTATTTCTTGGCCTTTGATGCGGCGACATCGACGTTCTACATTTCTGGGCTGAACGACGGTACGACGTGGGATGCCACGCAGTATGCTCAGCGCAGCATTGCCCCTGACCCGTGGAGGGCGATGGTGGTCGATGGCAGTCGCCAGATCTGGTTGATCGGAGAGCAAACCGGCGAGATTTGGTATGACGCGGGCACGTCGCCGTTCCCGTTCTTGCCTGTGCCTGGTGCGGTGTTTGGCTACGGCACGCCTGCGCCGTTTAGCGTGAAGTTGGCGGGTAGCACCATGTGCTGGCTCTCACAGACCGCTGACGGGGCTGGCATTGTGGTGGGGGCCACGGGTGTCACCCCGCAGCGCATTAGCACCTACGCCGTTGAGACGGCGATTGCCGGGTATGCCCGCGATTCGATCATCACAGACGCTGAGGCGGTGGTGTATTCCGAAGCCGGGCATACGTTCTATTGCCTGTCGTTTCCCTCGGCCAACCAGACGTGGGTGTTTGACCTGACCACCGGCCTGTGGCACCAGCGCGGCGTCTGGGACGATGCGGCGGGTGATTACGATGTCTGGGCACCCCGAAACCACTGCTACGGGTTTGGGCAGCATCTCATTGGGAATCGGACCACGGGTCAGCTCTGTACGATGGACACGGCGTTGACCACGGAGTGTGATGGCGCGACGATGCGTCGGATGCGTATTCCGCCTCCGATGTTTCGCGCTCCAGGCGTGCGTCGGATGTTTGTCAGCCGGATGGAATTGATCCTGGAGTCGGGCCTTGGCACTTCGTCAGGGCAAGGGGTAGACCCACAGGTCATGTTGCGGTCGAGCGTGAATGCCAAGACGTGGTCAGATGAGCGGCTGGCGGCAGCGGGTGCGATGGGCGCATACAACGCGCAGGTAGTGTGGACGCGCCTGCCGAGTAGCTTGAAGATGTGGGTGCCGGAGATTACCGTCACGGACCCGATCCCGTGGCGCATTCTGGGCGCAGAGATCGATGGACGCGGCTTCTTTGGGCAGCAGGGCTGATGGCTGTTTTGCTGCCGCCTGTTCCTGAGTTTGCGGTCGATGCGCCGATTATCAAGAACAGCATCTCGGGCCGGTTTACGCAGGTCATGCGGTATTGGCTGATTTCACTGGCTGACCGAGTCAACAACACACCGTTGCTGCAAGCCTCTGCGACAGAGACGGCGCAAGTGGCCTCGATCACGGCCACAAACTTTCCGTTGATTACGGTGTTGCCGGGACTGTATCGGTTGTCGATGGCGGCACGGGTAACAACGGCCGCGACAACCAGCAGCTCGTTGCTTGTGACGTTTGGCTGGACGCAGGCTGTGGCGTGTACAACCTCCAGCGTGGCGATGACTGGGAACACCACGGCGACAACTAGCACGTTGTCGGTATTGGTGCGCGTGGATCAGAACTCGGCCATTACCTACGCCACGACCTATGCGTCTACTGGAGCCACGCCAATGGCGTATCGGCTTGATGTGACGTGCGAGCAGGTGTTGTGATTCGCCACGCCACACTAGACGACGTGCCAGCCATTGTGCGGATGGGGCAGCAATTTATCCGAACGGATTATCGGCACATTGTGCGTGAGAACCCCGAGCAAATGGCGGCACTGGCGACAATGCTCATTGAGGGAGATCATGGGACGGTGTTCCTGATTGACCGTGACGGAGACGTTGTGGGCATGATTGGAATGCTTTGCACAACGCACTTTCTTTCGGGCGATATGTTTGCCGGGGAATTGTTTTGGTGGGTGAACCCAGACCAGCGCGGGAGTGGTGTGCGGCTGCTTAAGAAAGCCGAGTCGTGGGCTATTGAGCGTGGTGCTAAGACTATTCAGATGATTGCGCCCAATGAGCGCGTGGGCCAGATGTATACGCGTATGGGCTACATGCCCACGGAGATGTCCTTCCAGAAGGACATGGCCCGCCCATGACAGCGCACGATATAGCCGTCTTTGATAACGTGCTGGTAGACCCCATGGTTTATCGCAACGAGGCTTTGGCGCACCCATTTGAAACGCATCTCGCTGGCGGCGAATCGTGGAAGGGGATGGCGGTGTGTCAGTCTTCGGGCTTTGTGGACTGGCTCACCGACACGCGCCCAGGTGTGACGTTCACGCTGTCGCTGCTACGGCAGAGTCCGAAAGGCCAGCACGAGCCTAACTTTGTCCATACGGATAGCACGATGGGGGATTGGACGGCCA